CTCCCAACTCAAGTAGACCATAATACTTATCAAGACCACGCTCATCATAAAATAGACGAATAGTCACATCTTTATTCTCTTTACTTAGACGCGACTTAGCAGTCTTAGCCTTGATAAGATTCCCAACCACTTCTGTTCCATCCTTTTCTTTCTTCTTTGAGAGATAGATGATTGTAGACGCTGCATACTTGAGGCCACTGCCTCCTCCCATTTCCTTAGTTGGTACATAAGCTCCGATGACATCGTAGGTGTGATTAGTTACAATCATTGGTATTTTGGCTTGACCCAGTTTAAGAGTCAACATTCTGAATGCCCCTTTGATCAATTGGGATTTTGTCATATCACGGACAAGTTTCTCATTGAGGGCGTCAGTGATTTCTTTCTCCGTAGAAAGCATTCCTAAAGAGTCTAACACAAACATACAAGGTTTGCGTTCATCTTCAGGTTTTTTTGAGTATAGGTCTACTGCTTTGAGAGCCTTACTCCTAAACTCCTCAATGGTAACAACATTAACAACAACTAATCGATTCAAATCAATACCACGACTGATTAGTAGTGACTTATTAACTGCTGCCTCAGTATCAAAATAAAGGCAATATGCATCGGGATTAGTATCCAAGAAGTTCTTGACCACTGCGAGTGAAAAGAAAGTCTTTCCAGTAGAACTTTCCCCAGCAATTGCAGTAATTTTATTCCCAGAAACACCCCCACGGATAGACCCAGATACAAGAGCATTAAAGATGAACGAACCAGTGTCAACGTATGTTTCAGTTTCATCAATGTCTGATGCAAGTTGGGTATAGTCATCTCCAATCTCTTTTACAATTTCTTTTAAAAAATCCATGAATCATTCAAAAATATAATTGGAATTTTGAGATTTAAATATCTCTACTTGTTCTTCGGTTTTAAAGAACTTAAAGAGTGTCATATTTGAATGTTCTTTAAGTTGATATTTTACTTTAATCATCACGCTACCATCCCGTATTGTTCACGAAGAATTTTTTTGTAAGGAAGATCCTGCTCACGCAGTTCCTTCACCAGTTTCAGTTTTTGATACAAAACAGTGTCACCACCGAGTGCCATTGTATTTACGATTGTATTGAGTTCGTTGTCGTTAATAGGAAGATCAATCATCCAAAAAATAGTTCCAAATTTACAGTTTTTTCTACGTTCCATCCAATGGCATCAAGAATGACCTTGAGAGGTTCTAAGAATGCCTTTTCAAATTGTAAGTCATAATCCACATATTGGTCAAGTCCCAACTCTGTTGGAAACTCTGAAATAAATGAGATCACATTCTCATGGATGATATTTGGTTTTTTAAGATAACAAAATTTAATCTTTTCACCGTTATTGATAAGTGAATATTTGTTTGTTAACTTCTTTTCTTTTATGTAGTGATTGAACAGTAAGGCACCACGACAATGAATAGGAGTTCCCTTTGAATATATCGTAGCATGTGCCTTATACTTCTGAGCATCAGAAACAGATCTAGGGAAAGAAATAGATTCAATAGGAAGTTTCTTGAAGTCACTTCTACACTTATCAATATACTCAATCACCTCATCTTCTGTTCCATTCATCATCAACTTGAGAGCATCCTTAATCATACTCCTACAGGGTGCTGGAGTGGATGACTTAACTGCCTCAATACCCATGATCTTTAGTTTAGGATCTTCATACCTAACTCCCTCACTATCCCACACATTCAGAATATATCTCTTCTTAGCAGTCCAGATTCCACGATCTGCAATATTCTCTCTCTTCATCTGCATCTTTTGATCATATGCATTCACATACGTCGCAAGATTTTGATAAGAGGATTCGATGAACGGTTCCAGTTTCTCTTGACAAACTTTATCAATGATAGAAACAACCTTGCTCGTATCGTTAACTTTATCACCAAGAAATTTATTAACAACAGGTCCAAAATTAAGATAGATTGAATCGGTGTCAGATGCGATGACATAATCTACATCTTCTGTTGAAAGTAAATTATTTAGATATTCATTCATATGGTTTTCAATCCAACGAATAGATGTCTGACCTGACATCGTAATCGCTTCTGCATTGGCAAGTTTGAAATACCTGAAGTAGGCATTACCAATTGCACCATATGCAGAGTTCAAACAAATCTTTCTCACCATCTGAAAGTTATTGAACTTGGCAATATCTTTGATGGTTTGTTCTCTCTGTCTACGTAGCACTGGATCTTTATTAGTCTTAAGTTTGGATTCAATATCAACCAGTTTCTGTTTAGACTTCAACATCTCCTTCTTGAATGCCTTACGTTCAGCATACATCTTCTCCATCAGTTCAGGCAGGAAACCTTTCACTCTATGATAAAGAGAACCATTTGATGTGATGGTTAGATTAACTTTTCGTAATGGTTCTAAATCTAAGGCCTCGTCAAGAAGTTTATTGACACTTATTTTTGTGGAAAGTTCTCTTACCTGTTTAAGTGATTCAAGTTCTTCTTCAATTTCTTTGTGGGTCATTTTACGAACATCTTTCCACATTTCAATTCTCCATAATTTTATTATGTTTCTTACGATTTTCACTCATAGTAATAATTTGTAAGTTGTCTTCATGATGCTTTCCACCTTTAGATATTGGAGTGATATGATCTACTTCATGAGGAATATCAGTTTCTTCTGTTAACCGTTTGGACTCACAGTATAATTCATTTATTTTTTGTTGATCCGCAGTTTCATCAAAAGCATCTCTTATCCTACATCTCCTACGAGCAGCAATAGAATTTAATACTGCTCTTTTATGATCCTCACCCAAATATCTAAATTTTGAAGAGCAAGAGTGAGAACAAAACTTAAGTTTCCACTTTTCATTTATTGCCCTAAATCTACTAACTACAAATTCGGTTCCACAATTTTCACAATAAAGAACTTCTTTTCTTTCTTTGTTTTTATTTTCTAGATGTTTAGGTTTTTGTAAGTTGTACTTTCTTATCTTTTGTTTTATAAGTGGATCAGAGCACCCAAAAAAATTAGCACATTCTTTACGACTTTTGTTTTCAACAATATAAAGTTGATGTAGTTGTTCTTGTGTTATATTAAACTTTGGTGTCATGTATTTTATTGTATCCACACATTATTATTTATGTAGTGAGGATATTCTATAACATGTTCTCTAATTCTACAATACGTTTATTGAGATCATCCATACTCACAAGAGTTTCTGGGGATATTGAATATTGCATAATTAAATGCGGATACAGTGAGTTCAAGTCAAAACTTACGACATAATCATATACACCTGGTTTAGGTTCCTTTACATATGCCCCAGCAAACTTTTCACTCTTATCAGTCTGTGTCTTGGGAGGAATAACAATATTCCTTTTCTTCAAATAGTTGTAGATAATGGTGTCCCACAATCTAACTTGGAACATTGGGTCACCAAAGTTTACCTTACCATCGTATGCCATGGTGATAACCAACTCAATCAGTTTCATCTTGTCTTCCATACGGTCAACAAGTTCTACGTCAACGATGTTGTAATCTACAAACTTCTTCCAGTTACCAGTGTAAAAGTCTTTGAATGTATCAAATTCAGAGTGGTCTAATTTCTTTTGACCAAGTTCAACCTCTGCAATGAAGTCCAGTCGATAAGACTCACGATTCACATAAGTAAACTTCTTATATAACTCCAGATAGTCTAGGTCAGTGATACCACCAATATCGTAGATATTAAACATACGACCATTGATCCAGGTCTCTCTCTTGGTCGCTAGACCCCATGGAGACAGGTTCCTAAGGGCCCTCTCACCCAGAACCCTATCGATCCTTCCACAGATATATGGGATGTCATATAGACGAGTGTTCCATCCAGTCACAACGTCAGGATAGTCATTCATCCACCAACTAATAAATGCACCAAGCATTTCTCTTTCTTCAGGATAATAATGATATGTCACATTATCCTGACTAGGGGTGTAAGGTTTTCTACCCCAAGTTGTAATTTTCTTAGTTGCATAATCCTGAATGGAGATGGTCAACATCTCTTCAGAACAATGTTCTGGGTCAGGAAATCCTTCTTCTGATGAGACCTCAATATCGATGGTCACAAGTTTCATCTTCTTGATGTCAAACTTGATCTCATCTTGAGGATACTTATCGGAGATATATTGATAGATATACCTCTCATTACCATAGATCTTGAAGTTCTCGATCTCATCATACTTCTTATAGAAGTCTCTACAATCCCTTACTGTTCCAGGTTGAATTGCCTCAACATATTCACCTTCAAGTGTTTTATATTTTGTGGGAACTTTAGATTTAACATACAGAGTTGGACGATAGTTGGTATCACGATAGTGAACTCTCTTACCGTCCTCATAACCACGAACAAGGAATTGATTTCCAATCATCTGTATGTTTGTGTAGAAATTCATTCCTTAAGTAAGTCCTCATACATCACTTTCAGTTTACTGTTAGGTTCCATAATTGTCAAAATCTTTTCAGAACTAATCATAAACTCATTCTGATTTGTGACATCAACAAACCATGGTGCTAGTGTCATTGTGCTGGCATCAAGAATAAAAGGTTCTATCAGTTTACAGTCTGGTTCACCCAGGTCTGATGATACCTCTTCAATCTGTGTCAGGATCAGTCTCTGATCCGTCAGTGACAGTAGTTTCAAGTTTTCTATTTTCATTTTTCTCTACTCCTTTTTCGTAAGCTTCTTTTAGTTCATCAATTGGTTCAGTTGCAGTGACAACCCAATCTGCAACAACAGGAATCATTTCATCTTTACTTAGGGGCATCCATGGAGTAAGTTGCATTCTAAACGGATGCTGTTTATCTCCCTTATGATCCGTATCTTGTCCAACCAATTTTACTCGACAAGGGTATCTAAGAAAATAACCAACCACTGTAGGTTTTTCCTCATCACCAACACACATCTCTTTTATGTCTGCGATAACATCTTCGCCAGACTTCAATAACAATAGTTTAACAGTCATCTTTTACAATATACCTCTTATAAATTATAACATAAAAAAGAGGGGTTGTCACTGGATTGTG